CCCCTATTACAAAGCTAGTACCAGTAATTGCAGTACCTGTAATAGTTGTACCAGTTATAGCTGCTGCAGTTGACCCACCAATAACTGCACCATCAACTGTACCACCATTTATATCTGCTGTGTCTGCTACTAAGCTATCGATGTTGGCTGTTCCATCGATAAATAAATTTCTCCATTGTTGTGAAGAACTTCCTAAGTCATATGAATCATCATCGTCAGGTATAATGTTTGAGTCTACGTCAGCTCCAAAGACTACATTATCTGTAGCTGCATCACCCATAGTGATTGTACCACCATTAAAAGTAGTTGTTCCTGTTACTGTTAAGTTACCACCTACAGCTACGTTACCTGTAGTGGTTATTGAGTCTATGTAAGCATCTTTAAATCTTACACCAGTTGTTCCTAAATCTATGTCACTATCTGTAACAGGTACAATAGCTCCATCTTGAATTCTTATTTGTTCTACTGCTGCTGAAGAGACTTCGACAAAGACTCCCCATCTATTGTTTGAATCGTCTACGACAATCTTGTTTAAAAAGTCTAAGTCACCAATCGTATGAATGTTACCACCTTGTCCTGCTGTGCCATCATGTCTATGACCTGTCGAACTAGCACTACTTGAACTGTATGCAAATGCGTTTACTAATTGATTGTATTCATTGTTGAATAACGCAGCAGTTATAGTATCTCCATCTGCGAATGAGCTTTGTCTTGTATAAGTCTGTGCCATTTATTATCTCCTGCCTGAAGGTATGTAGTCTACATAAAAACCATTTATAGTATAAGGTGCTTTAGTATCATTACTTATAATGGTAAAATTATTACTTGTTCCACTCCCTTGTAATGGAATTCTTATTAAAGGGTTATCTCCACCACCAAATACATTTGTATTAAATAATGCATCACCAAACTTTGAAGGAGGATTTATAACTCCTATATCAAATAAATCTGGGGGTTGAGGTATGTCTGTATTTCCGTAATCAAATCTAACTTGTACATCTGGTTCTACAATGCCTTCTGCACTTGCAGAAACTCTAACATAATGTAAAGTTTTTAAAGTTCCTAAATCTCCGTAATCATAGTTTGGTGTTTCGTAACGTGCAAGTATGTTTGTTCCATCAAAACTATTTCCAGTATCGTGTTGATATACATATCCTTCTGTATCTCCATGATAATAATGTTCTACATTACTACTATCAAATCCTGAACCAATAGCAGTAACTTCTAAACTTCTTGTTTCAGACCATTGAAAGCCTTCAGGTCTAAGTGTGCCTATGATTCCTTTTTGTTGTGTTTGTTCTAAACTATCATTACAATAAAATAATCTATATTGAGATTTATCTCTTAAAACTACACTACTAATAATAAATGTATTTATATTTTCTGCAACATCTGTAACTAAAGGTTGTATAGCTTTACTAACTGTACCTAGTTCAACGTCACCAATTCTTGCTGTACCTGCAACTGTTCTTAAACCATCTGGTGCTAAAAATATTAAATCACCACCAATCTCTTGAATACTATAGCCACTTAAACACCCTACGTTTTTAGTAACAGGTATGATAGCAATTGAGCTAGAATTATTTATATTTATTAGTTTAAATATACTGTTTGTACAGAATATAAATAACTCATTACGGAAACCTTTGATACCTTCTATTTGGTCTTCAACTACTATAGAGCCTGAACCACTTCCACTAAAGCTTGTAGGGTCTAATAAAGAACTATAAAATACTGTACTTAAATTATCTTCAACCCCTGCAACAATTAAATGTTTATCATGTGTTGTAACATACTTAGCATGTTTAGTTCCTGTTACAGTAATTTCTTCTGCAAAAAAAGTTCTAGTACTTAAAGCACCTGTGCCTTCCATTCTAAATATGTAAGGTTTGTTTGCTCCATCTGCTATGATAACTTGACCATAATCAAATGTAGCTCCGTCAAACAATGTAAATTGACATTGCCCTTGTCCAGTTCTAGTAAGCGTACTACGTCCTGTAAATGCTGTATGATTATCTCCGCTTGCATCTACAGAGCTTCTTCCTATGTTTAACCAATTCTGTCCATCATTACTAAAATATATTCCTGTTGCTGCAGTAACAATTACTCCATCAGCGTATGTAAATGTACCTAGTATATTGGTTGCACCACCTGTAGGTCTTGTTGCATTAGTAGTACCATACTTTTGATAACCATTAATACGTCTGTATCCGCCCTCTGTAGATACTTCAAAGTTTCTTAAATCTTTTGCAACTCCGGGAGTCTTAAGTAAATCTATAACATTAGATGAACTTACGAGTCCTCCATTAACTGCAACTGTATATGGTTGAGATGCAGGCATTCTTAGAAATATCTCCTATCGTCTGTCATATAAGAAGGACTAGGATTAATTAAATTAGACTTCATTTGTCTCATTCCTTTTTTATAATCATCTAAAGCAAAAGCTGCTTGCTGTGGACTTTCTTTAAACTGCCATACATAATATCTTGTTCTAGCTGTTATTACATTAGAGTACTGGTCAGGAAATACTATTTCATCACTATAAGCTGATAAAGCAGTTGGTGCACTATATGCATAAAAATGCACATTATAAACTTTATCAGGTATAGGACTTAATCCAAACTTACGATGGTCTGGACTACGAATAACATATTGAGGCTCTCCGTAGTTTTGTGAATCTGAATCATCTGCATTTTCAGAATCTCTATAATATCTTGTCCAATCTTCTAATGTAATAAAAGATAAACCTTTTGAAACATAAGGAGCTGATTCACCACTTACGTTTATTGTTGTCACATAAAAATCATCCCAATCAACGGATGAATAGTCAGTAGTTATACTAGAACTACCAGACTTTAAAGTGTACCATCTTGTTCCTGCTACACTTGCTACAGTTACATTACCATAAAAAGGGTCTGTTTCTCCACTAGCTGCAACTGCAAAGAAAGGAAGTTGTGGTTCTTCATTTGCAATATCTTTAATAGATTTATTAATACTTTCTTTAACAAAATTTTGAACTCCCTTTGCATTTGCAAATGTGGCAGATGTTAATTCAATCTCATTAAGTTCTCTAAGAATATCGTTTGTTAATGTTAAGTATGTAGTTGCCATTATTTTTTATGTTTCTTTTGAACTGCAAAGTTAGCTGTTAAACTTGCACCTTTATGTTTAACAAACTTACCAGTGTGCTTCATTAATTTATGTTCTTTACCATCTTTCATCCAATGGTATCCTTTTGGTGCTGTTACTTTCATTTTAGCAAGGTTTAGCTTTAGGCATTCCACCATCTTTGTACATCATACGTCCACCATGACCTTTCTTTTTTCTAGCCATACCACCATCCATTTTTTTCATTCTTTTTTCTTTATACATTTTTTCCTTATAAAAAAAGGAGGAGTCCGAAGACTCCCCCAATTTATGATTAGTCGATTCCGTAGAATGCACCTACTAAGGCTTCGTCTCTAAGTACTTTCGCACCATAGACATGAAGACCTCTAACAATGTCACCAAACGATGTTGGGTCTCTCAACACTTCTGTTGAAAGAATTGTGTTAGCAGTTGCAGTAGACGATATGTGACCACCTAAACATTTACCTGCAGCATTAGATGTCGCAGCAATGTTATTAGACTTGTACATATCAAATCCACGTAGTTTTCCACTTGAAACTAAACCATTTCTAATAGAACCTTGACCTGCGTTGAAGTCTACAGATAATAATTTAGAAGATGATTGACCTAAAACCTCATAGAAGTCAGGACTTCCAACGAACCATCTACCTTCTTCAGGTACATTTTGTTCGTCTAATAGTCTTGCCATTCTAGCCATAAGGTCTAGAGGGTCAGTTTCACCAGACTGTCCTAAGTCAGCAGCACCAGAGCCATCATAGACTCCTGCTCCTAAATCAGTTGCACTATCAGCACCTAAAACGTGATTAGGTGATGAAGCAGACAATCCTGCAAACATAACAGCAAGAACTGCTGCATCATATGAATCTTTCAATGCATATGCAGCAGAGCTAGAAGCTACTTCTTTGAAGTTGACATGTGACATATTAGTTTCAATATCATCTACGATGAATTTGAAAGCTTTAGCACTATCAACGACCAAAGTAATTTCTTGGTCTGTTAGTCTTGTTTCTGTGGTATCGCTATTTCTTGTGTAATCAGACACAGAAATAACGGGTTCTTTGATAATCTTTACTGAGTCTCCGAATGAGGATATTTCACCGGCATAGTCGGTGTTAGTAATAGCTTCAATTACCGAGGCTTTTCTAAAAAAGTTTAAAACCTTTTTAGAGTAAACCGAAGGTAAAAAGAAACTATTAGTTTGTCCTGCTACGGAGTTAGCAAAGTTAGCATCAGTATCCGTTCCGGGTTCAAAAAATTGAGCCATGATACATTCTCCTTTGTTAAGTTATAGTTTATTTTGTGATTCTGCCTTCTTGCATAGCGTCTGATATTTCCTTTTCGTATCTATCAAACTCTGCCATACTCAATGCAGCAATCTCCCTTTCTGACCAAATCTTTTCCTGTCGTGGGTCAACATTTGTTGTTTTTGTTGAAACCATGTCAGCAGCCGATTGTTTGGTCGGTTTAGAAATTGACTTTTTCTTTTGAGAAGCTTCAATGCCAAAATCTTTTTTAAACAAATCAAGAGCACGAGAAGCTAAATCAGCATCATCAGTATTCCCTGTTATCCATTGTTGAATAGATGCAGGTTGTTCTTTTGTCCAATCTTGAAAGGTATCACTATTTTTGATATCTTCAAAATCAGGATGTTTATCTGCTAACCTTTTTAAAGCATCACGTTGGGATAATTCTTGCTCTCTTTGTTGGAGTTGACTAAGACGTTCTTCTAGAACTTTTGCCTTAGATTCACTTTGTAAGTGAGCTACAGTTTCTACCACTTCGTACACATCAGGATATTCATTCTTAAATTGTTCAAGTTCTTCTGGAGATTTAGGAGTATTATATTCAGTTCTATTTTTAGTAGCTTCTTCTAATAACTCTTGTTCTCTAGACTTAAATTCATTAAGTTTAGCATCATAATGTTTCTTTAAATCATCATATCGTTTTTTATAGTTAGGACGTTTGTAAGGTTTATCCTCACTTACTACCTGCTCTATTTCTTCTACACTTTCAGGTTCAGCGTTAGCTTGACTTTCTGGTGTAAAAAATAAACTATCTGATGATACAAAAGGTTTATCTTCTATATTGTGCCATTCTTTTTTTGCATTATAAGGATTGGCTTCTTCTTCTTTTAAGACTTGTTCAGTCATTTTCTTATCTCCTACTCAGGGCTTCGTTCACAAGGTAGCTCTATGTCGACTAGAGGGCTTGTTTGTAAAGGTAGCCTTTCGGTTATTATTTTGATAAAGTGCCTAATATTTTAGGGTAGCTCTATCGACTATTAGCTTCTAACGTATTGTCTTGAAGATAACATTCCTTTTTTAATTTCATCACCGACAATATCTTTTTGTTCTTGCCTTGCAGCAAGAGCAGATACTGTGGGTCTTGAAACTCGAATGTTTGGTTGTTGTTCAGCCTGTACAGGCATTTCAACATTATTATCTTCTTCAACCATACCACCTTCAGCTATTTGTTGTCTTCCTTCTGCATTAGCTTCTGCTTCTTTCATCATAGCTTCTAAATTATCAGCTCCGATTTCTTCAGTTGCTTTAGCAGTAAAGACAAACTCCCCATCCGATAACCTTGCGGGTATCGAATCGGATACTCCAGAACCCGGACCTTCAACTGGTCCAGACCCTGCGAATTCTGTTGCAACATCTATTACCTTATCAAATATTAATGATAGTTTATCGTTGCTTTCTAATTGTTCCATTAAGAAGTCTTCTTCTTCTTCATCTAGAGCTTCATCTAATATAAAGTCTAGGTAATCACTTTCCATAGTTTCATCTGAAACCATAGGTTCTTCCATGGGCATTTCTTCTTCCATGGGCACACCTTCTTCCCCAAGCATCATTTCCATTTGAGAATTAATATCTCCGCCTTCTGCTTTTTTCTTTCTGTCTAGTGGTGCTCCGGGTTTAGCATACATTTTAGGAGTAGATTTTTTTTCTTTTTTATCATGCATTAAATGTAATGTATGAATTTGAGAAATTAACTCTGCAGACTTTTCTGTAAGACTTCCTTGACTAACTCTATCATCTAAAATTTTATTAAAGTCTTTTTTATTTTCAATAGAAGATTTTAAAACTCTGTCTCTTTCTTTATTTAACTCAATAACTTCTTCAGTTAAATATTTATTTTTTCCTGTCGGGTCAATATATCGTTCCATTATTCTTCCTGTCTATTAATTGCTTCTATTACTTCATCCCTCAACTGCTCTAGGTGTACCACTAAACGTAGTTTCCCCTGACTGCGGTACATCTCCTGTTCCGATGTTGCCCCCACCAGTGCCTGTACTTCCAAGGCTTTGAGGTTCTTGAGGTGTTCCTGTAGCGGTTCCCATGTTTCCGGGTTGTTGACCAAGAGGGCTAGGTTCTTCGCCTGTTGCTTGTTGAGCATTTTGCATTCCTATAATTTGAGCCATAATTGCAGCTTCTTCAGGGTCATTGAGTATTTCATCAGGGTCTAAATCTAAGCTGTAGGCTAGTTCACTAACGAGTTTAGAAATCTTAACGAAAGGAGCAATAGCAGGACTTTGTGCAGTCTGTAAAAACATAGTAAGCCTTTGGCTTCTAACTTCTTTTTGCATTAAACTATTTGTTCCTGTAGCTTTAACTTCTAAATCACCTTTAACATCAAGACCACCCTCAAAGAATTGCATGTTCCATTGGAAATACGATTCTCCTAAAGGCTTTAATAAAAAGTCATCAAGATTTTTTATAACTGTTTTAATGTTTAGACTAGATGCACCCAATAACATTGACATGCCTGAGGCAGTTCTTGTCATACTTTGTACACCTGTTTGTCCATGAGAATAACTAGGTATGCCTGTTTGTTCGTCTGCAAGTTGTCTAAACTTGTCAAACATCATCATGTTTTCTGGAGCAGTATTCGGAAACTTTAAGCCATATATTGACTGTCCCGGCATCCCTGCTTGTCTTCTAAAGACTTTTCCGGGATATACTTCCATTGATTGTCCACCTACTAAAGCAGACTCATCTACATCGAAAACAAGAGAACCTGCTAGTGCTAAGTTATCAATAGCCATTCTAGCATGTCCATTCATTATTTGTTGAGAATCATCCATGTTCTCTGCAACTCCAATACCAAAGAAGTTATATGGATTTCTTTCATATGGAAATGCATTGTAAGGTATACGATAAGGAGTAAAAGGATTAATTACTGCTCTAAGTAATGTATCTCCGCATACCCATGCATTAATTTGAACTTCGTCTAAGTCATCTATTTCATCATCAAGTTCAATTCCAACTTCACGAGCATACTCCGCATCCATGATTCCCCAGTATTCAAGAATTTCAAAATTACTTGTATAGCTTTCATCACTTCTATTGTCATCTTTAAGTTGACTTTCAAAATCTTTTTCAACGTAGTTAGCTCCTTTTTGTATACAACTACGTATTGCATCTTTATCAAAATAAGGCATATTTCGTAATTGCCTTAATTGACTTTTGTTCATTTTATGTCTATGAACTATAAACTCACATTCTTCTATGTTTGTAGCAGCAGGGTCTGGATAAAAATCCCAACAACTAACAAACTCTATACGAGGTACTCTTACCTCTAATGGATTGTAATTTCTTTCGTCTCCTTCTGAAGACCATTGATGTAATTTTTTATTAAAGTTAAATGGTCCTTTAACTATCCCTGTACCTAATAATGCAGATTCTAATAAAGCATTTCTAATTTCGGCAGAACCATTTGATTCTTCTATTTGGTCATGGATTAATTTTTCCATTCGCCTTGCAGCTTTTTCTGCAGGACTTACTTCAGGTATATCTGGAATAGCTGATAAACCTTCTGTCAGCATAGCATCAGCTTTTTCTTCTATGCTTTCAACTTTATTGTAAGTTGAACCTGCTCCTAAAACTCTACCATCACCTTCGTAACCAACATCAAATGGGTCAACTATGTTGCCTCTATTTTCATCTGTTATTTCTATACTAGGAGTAGGGTTTTGTGTATCTAGGTATGCGTTTTCTTTTTCACCCTCAGGAAGTTTAGTTTCTGCTATACCTATAGGAAACTTACCTGTTCCAAATATAACATCAACTAATTGACCAAAAGCAGCTAGTACTTTTGTTTTAGTTATTTTTACAAAGATACGAGATTTTTCTGAGTCTCTAAACTTAACTGAGTTTTTGTAAAGTCCTCTGTAGTTTTCGTATGCTTTTAACCAACGAGTTTC